CTTTTTTTCAAAAGACAAGATGAAATATCAAAGACCAAGTGACCATAAACGTGTCAAGTGTTGCAGAATTTGTAACTTTTATAAATGGTCAAAAGATGGCGAAGGTTGGTTCTTTGACTATTCAAAAGGTAAGTTTACCAAAGAGGAATTTAAGTCTAAATTTAGCGTATTAAAAAGAGTAATAAGATGAATATAACACACGATTTCGACAACTGCCAATCAGATGTCTACAAAGAAGTAATAACTGACCTTATCTCACGTGAAAAGATGGGACGAATGAAGTATGGAACTACTGTGGATAAGGCGAATTTATCAGAGAAAGAATGGATGCAACACGCATACGAAGAGGCTCTTGATTTTGCTATCTACTTAAAACGAATGATGTCAAAAAAATGACATTAGCACCTGCAATTAAAAGAGTGGCATTGCGCCACTTTTTTTTTGCCCTTATTCCCTCATTTAACTCCTCACTTAATCCCTTATTTAATCCCTCTAATTGTGCAATATATCGCACATTATGCTCATTTAATTGTGCATATGTATCAATAGTCATACGTTGGTTCTTATCTAATTCAATGTAGTAATCCAATGAGCGCACACCCAACACAACTAACCTGCGTTCAATGCTCAAAGAATCCAGCGCCTTCGAGTTCAATGAGTCTTTGAATTGCTTTTGTGTATGCGCTATCAATGGCAGTGCTATCCATAAGATAGATAGTATCAATATCCTTTTCATAAATCGTTTTTAATTTGGTGCGTTCAATGGTTAGCGTATCAATTCGCATTTGATATTTAGTAATGGTATCTGAAGTGGTTACAATTTGTAACCGACTGGGTGCAGGTCTGCAAATCAACACACCAATAGCAATACCAATGCTAATAGATACGGCCTTGATGAATACGATAGTTCTTAACGTGAAAATCTTTTCCATTACCTCTTGTTATTATGGCAAATCCGTGGTTGTATTTTGAATACGGGTTATAATCCGGACTCAACTCGGAAAGGCAAGCGACACCCCAACACGTTATCACCTTTCCATTTACATCTCTTTCCGTGTGTTCAGCAGTTTGATGGTGATGTCCACACATCGCATTTGCTTTTGTCTTTAAAAACAATCCCCTTGCCACGTTAACCGATGGCATAAATTGCTTACCAAATTCGTGTCCGTGAAAGATACTCAATGCACCTACGTTTAATTTGTTCTTTCCTTCAATCCATTTCACGTTGTGTTTATCAAGATGGCAAAGAGATGAAAAATCAAACGCATCAATGTCAACTAACTCTGGAGCTTTCACTCTCATAAATCTCCAGTAGCGTTCTTCGTGATTGCCTTCCTTGTAAATGATTTCCGCTTTTGGAAAATTTTGCCTTAATTCAGAAATGAAAGTACGCATCGCATAAAGTTCCTCCTTGAATTTTCTTTTCTTTGGATCCTTAACGAAATCAGATAATTGATGGCAGTCAAGTGCATCTCCATTTAAGATAACCGTATCAACATTTTCATCAATTCCGCTTTGGATTGCAACATTCAAAGCCTGAACATCGTGATATGGGATATGAATATCTGATAGTATCAGAATCTTTTTTCCTTTGATGTCAATATGCTTACGACCTTTAGCATATGACTTGGGTAATTTGAAAGGATTTTTAGGTCTATCCTCTGATTTGTACAATGACTTATCAGTTATTTGTTTTCGATTCCTTTCTCCGTGTTTACCTTCAATTCTACGCAATACACTACGTGCATCTTCTACTCCCAAGAACGTTTCAAAATGTTCTTTGCTTAACTTCTTTGCCAACGTTAAAGTTGGTGTGTCTGGAAAACGCTCACGCAATTCTCTTGCGATTTTTGTCTTTTGACTTTCTGCTGCCATATATTTTAGAATGGTTGGTACACGGTACGTCCACCACTCTTGACCGCACGCAATATCTGACCTCTATTTCCATCCTTATTGAAACTTACGTGAACCCAAGATGGTGCATTCTCACTTCCGAACTCCCATATAAGTTGGTCAAATGTACAATTATTTCTGATGTAATCAAATAACTCTTTGTTATTTATGCCACCAAAGATATCCCCATCGATATCGAGGGCTTTACCTTGCATATGCTGGCTGGACTTACTCCCATTAATACGTTGATTTAATTCATAGCTTCTGAACCCTGACGAGATACCAATAGGCTTTCCGAAATGTTCACGCACCTTATCAAAAATGTTGGTACAAACTAACTTTAGATTGCCCAATTGTTCAGCATTTGGAACGTTACCAATGCGCAATGCTTGTGCTTGATTGCTATGCGTTACCTCTTTGTAGCTTACATATTTACTTACCTTGTCCATCAGTCATCGCATCGGTTATGTCCTCTGATTTTCTACCTATAATCGTCTTAATCTTTGACCACAAATCTTTTCCAGTTACTGACTCAATTGATTCAATGATAGACTTAAATTCAATGATGGCTACAACGGTTGCTATCAACTTTGTGATGGGGATAAGTTGCTCAATGATGTAGGTCTCAATTAAGAATCCGCTAACGATTGCAATTTGATACAACATCAATTTTGTGATAGTATCACTCATCCTGCGTGACCTAATTCGCTGACCTAATTTGATAGCTTTCCAAACACCCACCACCATATCCATTGCCACCAAAAATCCGATGGTAATCATCAGTTCTTTGATTGGCAAAAAGACCGTTGCAATACCCAATAGCCACAACTTTACTTTCATTTTTTCTCTTGCTTTTTTAAGTATTGCTTCAATAACTTTTCGTACTCCTTTCGCTTTAGTACGATGGAGGTAGAAAGTCTCTTAGTGACCACTGGTTGCGCCATTGCTTATAGGAATTACTTATTAAAAAATTGCTCTTGCCGTATGGGTTACGATCAGGGAAAATGTTGTTGTCCGTATTGTTAGTGTATTCTGGAAACAAAGATGAATTAAAACACAAATAATCAACCATTCTTTTGGTGTACCAACGTGCGTTTTGTCTTGCTGCCTCCTTCAATGACTCCATCTCGCTCTTTGTAACTGGAGTTGTGTCCTCACTTTGTCTGCTTACCAAGTTACCATTGTCGTGCTTGTACAAAAGAGATGGGTAAAGTTCTACCATTGTCCACCACAATACCACCTTTAACACGTATTCATTGAGTAGTGTTTCATAGTCACCAGTCAACGTGCCACCACTTACATCAGCCTTCAATTTAACGGTCAAATTTGTACCCAAAAAGTTGGTCAAATATTTATCTTGCGCCAAATAAATAGCAGGTCTGATAAGGTTGGGATCAACTGCATCAGTTAACGGAGTGAACTTCTTTATATAATCCTCATTTATGAGTAGAATTTCTTGTGGTATTGGCATCTTTCTTAATTTTTATTTGTTTCCGAAACGTGGATTTGTGGGTAAAAATCCATTGTATGGCATATCAATAGGTCTGCGTTCTACTAAATAGTTATTGCGAACCTTATAGCCAGCCTTTTCAGCTTTTGCCCAAGCTTGTGTGCGTACATTTGGGTTGTTCAAATCCAATCCAAATCCTTTCGCACTTATGTATAATTGCTTTTTCCAAATGTGGTGACAATTCCCGCCACCTTTATAGAGCCAACAGCTATAAGTGTCCGCTCCATTTGGCCCCCATCCTGGATTAACTGCCTTATTACCCATTGCTAAAATATCTTCCTTTCGGTATAGCTTATCTGCTTGTAACATTTTAGTGCAAAATGGACGAGTTACATCCGTTATCTGACCACTATAACGGTAACGTGTATAATACTTGCGCTCGTCTATTGTTTTATCCTGCTCACTTGTCGCATTTGGTTTAGCTACTCCAGTTGTCACTTGATGAATTTCAACTGCATCAAAGATGTGTGCAATAGCTTCATTCTCGCTATCGTCCTCATCGTAATCTACATCGTACTCATCAATCAAAATCCAATCTTCGTTTGCATCTTCGCCAAGTTGGATAAGTTCTTCAGCTATTGCATTGAGCGCATCTGCTTCAGGAACGCTTTGGTGTTCGCACTCAACTTTTTTTTTTTGCTGTACCTCTGTTGGTTCGGGTTGCAAAATCTCATTTGGCACAACTTTCGGACTGCTAATGATATTTGATGCCTTGCAAATTTCCATAACTGAATCAGCAATCAATCTTTGGTAAGGCTCAATGACTTGCTTTTGGAATATGTAAAGTGCAGTCTTTAACTCATCGGTATTTGAACCCAATCCACCGCCGTCACGTACACCAAATAACAAAGGAGATGTCACACGGTGAGCAATCATAATTTGCTTTGTACACTCCTCACTTAAAAACTGATATTGCTTATCTGCATCCGTTAAAGGAAATGCAGTGAAATCAACTCCTCTATCACGCTCCTCATTGAAGAAAGTTAGAACCTTTCCAGCATTGTCCGCACCTTGAATTGATGCAGTCAATTGGTTTTTAATTAAATGCTGCTCCTCCAAAGATGGAATTCCATTATTAAAAGATGCAATCAATGAAGGAAAAAACCCATTAAGAATATTATTAACGTGGTATTCTCCAATTTGTCTTGTTAATTCAATATAATTAACGCTACCAACGTAATCAGGCTTCGGATAATACTCACTTCCAAGCTTCAAAGTGTGAACGAACATCACTTGCTTTGGTAGTTCCTCTTTATATTCAACGTTAAACATTGGAATGTAATGGGGAACATTTTTCTTTTTCCTCATATCACTCCAATCACGTGAATACCATACACCAGTTACATCGTCTTGCTCATCACTACAACCCAAACGGCAATTTTCGTAAGGCAAATGATTAACTTGTGCAATGGTTGTCCTATCCATTGACCAAATAATCTCTAAATAGTAACCTCCAAACAATTTAAGGTCACGTGCTATATTGGGTAAAATAGAATCAAATTTAATTGACTGCAAATATTGGTTAGCGATGGAATTACCACCAACTACACCCTGCCCTGCAATCATTTGGCTAATTGAATTTACAATTGATCCGTGTACTGGACTTTCATTATATAACTCAATTAAGTATTGGGGATACATATTAGATTCCCCAAAATTCACCCATCCCCTTGATACATTTTCTCTTTCAATAGGCGCAATCTTGACGTATCTCGCCATCTCTATTTGAGTTGCTCCAACTCTTTGCTTTATTTCGTCAATAATATTAGCCATTGTATTCTATATCGTTAGGTATGGTTAGTGATGGTTGGTCAAAGTACTGCGTTAACGTAGTGAATTGAATAAAGCCTCTCTTAAGTTCTCCAACCACATCAGCATCAGCAGGATCAAGGTTGCCACCCGAATTTTGACCATAGATAATATAATTGTAACGGCCTCCTTCAGTAATGAGAATACTGCCATTAAGGGCATCATCTGCATTTGTACTAATTGACAAAATTGAGATTCTTTCATTGCTGCTTATTAGCGTTGGAATAACCGCAAATATTTGTAATGTAATTTCGTTTTGGATAATTAAAAGATAATCCGTGAACGAAGATAAAAGCAAAGCCCCCTCCTCTAAAGAGAGAAGGAGGGTTTGAGATGCAGTATTGGTTTGCAAGTAATTCATCTTACTTACAAAGATAATTAAACGTTGGTAGTTGACACACTAATTCCTGCGAAGTTGTCGAAAGGAATAGATGTGAATGACTCCAATCTATAAGCCTTATGAGCTTCTTCAGCAGTCAATGTAATGGTGTAGCCATTCAAGTCACCTTTAGCAACTCCAGTAGCAGTTGATGCAGCAGTAACTTCTGCGCCATCCATTCTACCTACCATCCAAATGTTGTCGTTGTTATCTTGTACAAAAACAACCAAACGATTTTTGCCAAGTAACTCCAATTGCTTTCTGCGTGGAGCAGATAATTTGAAAAAAGTTGCAGTTACCGTTTGAGTATAAAAGATTGTACCATTTTCAACAGATGAAGCTACTTCTTCTGTGAAGCTACCAGTGTGTTTTGGGCAAATGTATTTATAGATTGTTTTTGTAGGCAAAGCATCGATTTCTTCGGTGCTCGCATCAGCAGTTACACCAGTCAAAAAATCTTCGTGTTGCTGCAAGTAGATTGCTTTGATTCCACCGATTGTATCTTTACAATCTAAAAGGAATCCTGCGGTTAATTCACAAGCCATATTATTATATTTTTTTTATTAGTTAAAATAAAGGGAAGGCAGAATTAACCACCTTCCCCTTTACTTGTGGTTAAATTAGTTGTGACCGATTACGCAGTCAGTCAATACACCTACTTGAACTCCAGTACGGAATCTCATAGCCATACGTACGTTATCAGATGCATCAGTCAAAGTCATATCTACAACTCGTACTTCAGCAAAATCAGAGTTAGCATCAACACCTACAAACAAGTTTGAAGGTTGAGCAGCAATCACAGTTCCAGTTGAAATACCAGGACATACATAAATGTCATATCCGTTAAATTGCAAGTTGAAATCTTCAGATGCTTGGAACAAATTAGCATAACCCAAAGCAGATACTGCTTGACGATAGAACTGAGCAGTAGCACGGTTAACATACAACTTGGTATCAGGTGAACCAATCAAAGCAGCAGGCAAAGCGTTGATAACTGCATTCATATTAGCAATAACAGTAGTTACATCTAAAGTAGCAGCCCAAGTTTGATCAGCAGAACCACTCAATCCAGCCTTCAACTTCTTTTCAAATCCGTCAAATGAAGCGTAAGTTCCACCTGTATCACCTTGCCAAATTGTGTACTCGATAGTTTCACCAACTTTAGCAGCAGCATATCCGATTAAGAACTCTGCGAAGTTAGCAGGAATTACATCATTGATAAATCCACGACCAGTAGCAGCAGCTTCCCAATCTTGTGCAAATTCTTTTTTGCAAAGTTCAAGATTAGTCATCAAATCTGTAACGGTCAAAATTGACTCAGTCAAAGTCAAAGAACCTTGTTGAGTGAAGTCACAAGCAGCAGCTTGAACCAATGAAGCTGAGTTAGCCAACTTCTTTAATACAGCCTTGTACTTAACTCCTTCTTTCAAAGTTACATATCCTTTAGCCAAAGTGTCCCCTGAAAGGATGGCAGCGTTGATATATGGTAACGCGAGTTCACCTGCATAGGTGCTTGTGATTGTCAATGAATCAGCCATTGTTTTTCTTTTTTATTTTTATTTATACTTATTTATAATTGAGAAGATTCTATTTTTAGAATCCATTTTACCCAAGTTGATTGGCTCAGATTTAGCAACTGAAGTAGACTTCTTTACACTATCAACTGCGGGTTGCTTTGACATCTTTTCGATTGTAGATGAAAGAGTTTCTTTCTCTGCATTCAATGCAGCAATCTTCGCTTCAAAAGCCTCAACCAATGAATTGATAGTGCTTTCAAATTCTTCTTTGCTTACACCTTCGAAAGCAGCTTGTTTTTCTTCTTCGATTGTTACTTCAACCTTTGGTTCTTCTTCCATTGGTTCTTTGATTTCAGTAATCACACCACCTGCGACTACAATCGTTTTACCTTCAGCGGTTGTGTGCTCTCCATCAGGTGCAGGAACTGGATTGCCATCCATATCCATAATGAATAACTCGCTACCAACTGCGAATTCAGCATCCGGAGAGTAGACCTCCGTGCCATCAGCTAAAATGGCCATTGCCATCTGCGCTTCTTTTGTGATTTCCCCTTCTGCTGACAACTGAATACCAAAGGCCTTCAATCTATCTGCATATTTGGAAACGATTTCACTTACTTTGTTCATATCTATTATTTGATTATTCTAATCATAAGTAGCAAAAGACCTATTTTTGTTCCCGTTGTAATGTGTTTTTTTAGTTTGTTTTAGTTCGGTTTCACAAGAAAGGCCTCCAAACGTGGAGGCCTTTTTTGTCGGGTAAACAAACACCTGCACAGGTGTAATCGTTACAATCCGCTCAATTCATTTTCCAACTCTTTCATTATCTTTTCGATTTCCTGCTGAGTCATATACTCGTCACTTATCTCAGTAAAGAATCCTTCAAGTGAAAAGCCTTTTACGTCACCTTGCTTAATTGATTGCCACACCTCATCGTTATCAATCTTCATTCCAATACACCACGTTCCTTCAGGGAATGAGAATCCAAAATTTTGGCTTTTGTCGTGTTCACCTTCCACTATCCAAGACTCGACAACAGTACACCCCACGACTGGTATTTGATGCTCTAAATTAGAGTTGTGATGCATATTTCTTTTTAGATATTCTTGCGCTATTTTATTTATAGTTTCTTTCGAGTATTTGCAATAGTATTCACGTTGCATAGTATCAACTCTATAAATCAATTGCTCGGGAATCATAACCGCACCATAGACCATCTTTCTTTCACCTTCCTCAATGGCTGCTTGTTGCACCTTGCGAGTTTTTGACAATGCCACAAAGTCTACTTCAATTGCAGGATTCTCCACAAGACTCATTGCGTGAACTCCTAAATATCCACTGTCATCAATGGTGTACTCAATGACTTTAACTTCTTCTTCTTTCATATTACTTTATTAATTTTGATTGGTCTATAATTTTTTGCTGTGCATCTTGTGCGCTCGTCACATTAGTAGCTAAAACGTAACTTTGTATCGGTTGTGCTTTGGTTTGTGCGTTATTCAAAAAGGAAAGGTCAAGTGATGGAGCAGAAGTAGAACCACCACCCATACCGCCACCACCCAAATTTGTATTTGTGTTTGGAGGAGTTGTTGATGTACCTGGATTAAATTTCATTGCTGCAATCTTTGCGACATTCGCAGCACCTGCTACACCTGCCGCAGCAGCCGCTATAAAACGTGATGGGCCTACTAAAGTTGGATCAGCTAATACAGCTTGCACCGCTTGTACTGCGCCAATTCCAGCTTGTGCAAGTTGCAAAGATTTATTTACCTTAAACGATTGTTTCGCATTTAGCACACCATTTGCAGTTAATGCATCAGCTAAACTACCTAATGCACCTAATGAGGCTTGCGCCAACATATAACGATGTTGGTATAAACTACTTTCAATTTCTTTTTGAGTTTCTGCGCTTTCATATTGCACAAGTTCTTCATCAGTTGCAAATTGAATAGTAGACCTTAACCCATCAGCTTTGATTTTGGTATCTTCTTGAACTCCTGCTGTTTTTATTTCTTTTGATGCCGTGAAATACTTTGATTCAATGCCTAACCGTTGCGCATTGTATTCATTGTCTAATTGTACTAAAAGTTCGGTGTTACCGTGTGCAAGTTTTCTTCTTGCTTCATATTCCAATTGCAATTGACGCAGTTCTCTTTCTCTACCACTCAAAAGATTTTGATACCTCTTTTCATTTTCACCTAACAAAAAATCAGTTAATGACTTTTGGTCATCTTTAATCTTTTGAATCCTTTGAGCCTCCTTTTCGGCTGCCTCTTTCGCTAAACGTTCTTTCTCTTTGTGTAATGTTTCAGCATCTTTTAACGCTTGTTCTTCTTGTTTCTTGCGTCTATCTTCATTTTCTTTATCTAATTTCTTTTGATTCTCCGCACGTTCTTCCGCTTTGGAATCAGTTAACCCAATCCAATCCATAAAGTCCACCAATCCACCAGTGACGGCATCAATGGTTTCTTTGATGAACCCAAACATTTTACCAACTAATCCACCAGCGTTAACCAACTTATCGAAATTCATCACAACTGCTGCAATGATTCCACCCAATAAAAATATTGGATTAAGTAGCAATGATTTACCCAAGTCCAACATAGTTGAACCGAAGCCTTTTGCAGCTTTTGTAAGGTCACCAAATTTAAAGTCTTTAACCGCACTTGATACCCCTTGCAAACCTTGTTGTGCTGCTCCGAAATCAAGTGACAAGATAGACGAACCAATCATTGAGAATGAGTTGTTCAACCTTTCCAACGGATCCCCAGCTAATGTGTTTACACCTTTTGATAAGTCACCCACCTTATCGGTTAATGCACCAAGCTTTCTTTGCACCTTTTCAAACTCGGCAGTGCCCTCATCCAATCGTAACAACTCCTCACGGAGAGCCTTCATCTGCGCCCTTACCGATTGCGCCTTTTGCTCTCCGTTACCTTTTATCTCGAATTCTAAAACTACTTTATTATCTGCCATCAGAATATCATTTTAATTAATTCATAAGTACCCCAAAGTAAAGTAGCTATAATGCTCAAATTGATGCATCCAGTTAACACTTTGTGTAAGTTATTTTTATAGCTTTTCGCATCTGACTTTATGCCCATCTTTTGCATCTCGCAAATGTTCTTAAATGTAGCTTGTGGATTATTCATAGTGGTATTGTGTGTAAATTATTTGACCTCCAATAAAGATATTGTCTTGTGGATAGGTGCTATTTTTAAGTAGTAATTGTGGAGCAAATGTCAAGCCTACGATATCAACTCCTAATTCAAAATTACCGCTAATCGTTTCAAGATTTTCACTCACAATGATTGCATCTTTTACACTCAACACACCTCCAGATGAAGTCATTTGGATATTGAATTCAACAACTCCATTGCCATCTATCCCTGCGCTTATTTGTCCAACTGTCAACATCAATTTTATATACCATACACAATCGTCAGGCATAGTTATATAATTGCCTCTTTCAGTTGTGAGTGTTATTGGTGTGGTGTTATTTGTCCAATCACCTGCGCCTCTCACTTGAATGATTCCACTTTGATATTCACCTGCATAACTACCACCGCTACCAATGGTCACACCTTCATTAATTGACTTTGCCGATGTTCCCACAACGGTAACCGAACCCAATCCACCTTCTACATAATTTCTATCCCCACTCACAAATGAGCCATTGTTGTCAGCACCTAAATAACTTGTGTCACTTATGACAATAGACCTATCGTTATTTTCTTTTACTACTGCATTATCAACTTGAATGAGTGCGTTTTTGCTATTGTTTACGTTGGATGTTGGTTTGCTCAAATCGTCTTTAATTGATTCTTGCAATCCACCTGAACCCTTGCCATCTCGAAGGATAGCGTAGCAATTATCATTAACCCAAAAATATCCGTACTTATCACAACACGCTTTACTTCCTGATACGTTTTGACCTAAAGAATTAAGCCAAATGATATTACCATCTACTCCGATAACTGATTTTGGAATAAGTAAACAATCGGAAGTTGCACTCACCATCTTTATGAGTTTCACCTTAACTGTATCTTGCATACCTACCACATAATCACTAATCTCAAGAATGCGATAGTACGAATCTTTTATATATATTTTATCATTGAATTTGAACTGATAAATGTCGGCAAAATCCAACGCAAAGAATGCCTCAATAATACGCGCATCAGGTGCGTAAATGTCAGCTATGTAATCATTCCAATACATTTGATATAATGTTTTGAAAGGAGTTGATACAATCTGATGCAATGGTATCTCTTGTCCAAAGTTCAAATCTTCACTTGCTAAATCGGGAATTAATATATCGTAATGACTGAATAAATCAAGTGTTTGAGTAACGATTGTTTCGGTTACGTCATCAATCAAATTTATATCAATAGTTGATGATGTTTTATATAAAATTCTTGCGCCACCATTAACGTATTGACCAGTACTACTAATAAATTTTGGTATAGGAAAATCAGTATTTTTAATGAGTGCCAACGGAGTAGGGCTAAACATTAACTCTACTTTAAAATCATTGGTAGTAAAGTCATTTTCGGGATCAACTAAAAGCAATCGACCATAAGTTCTGCTACCTTGTGAATTATACAAGCTATTCAAATAGTCAGTAGATGCCTTGTATGTCCACAAATTCTCTTGCGCTTGATAGTCTGCTGTTGATGTTAGTGTAATGTCTTTTGATAAGTCTATTTTATTTGACCAATCCTTTGTATTACCTTGTGATAAATACTCTTGAATAGGTACAAATGTCAGAAGCTTTGGGTTTACATCGTCTGCTATTACTACCAAATTAAACATCTTGAAAAGTGATGAAATAAACTCATTACATTTCATTACTGGAGCGTTAGCTGCCCAATCAATTGGGTTACCAAAAAAAGGTTTAGTAATTGATTTTGATAAAAAGATATTTTCTTGAGATACGTTTATATCTCTAAAAGTAATCGTACCAGTAAAGTTATCAATGGAAGTAGAACCAATCGAATATAATACTAAACGTGCCGTTGTGCCTGAATACAAATAGTTATCAGCTTGATAATTTGGATTCCAACTTGTTACTGCATTTCTTTGAATTGGTGTATTGAGTATCCAACTTCCTGATTGTGGATTAAAGAAATCAAATGCTTTGTGATATGGTTGTATGTAATCTATACCGCCATAAGTTGTAATAATCCCAACGTTAAGATTGGAATTTAAAGGCGCATCTATCTCAATACTGATATTGCCATACAATTGATACCTACCCGATATAGGCGCAGTATATACGTTGCCCGTTACGTTGTTTCCAAAATCGAAAACCTCCGTCATATTAGGCAATTCACATACTCTGTAATTAAGTCCATCAATTACAGTTAGTACAAAGTCTGCATTTGTTACCGTTTGACCATCTATACCCGCCTCTAATTTGAAATTAGCAGTTTCGGGATTGCCTTCTGTTTGAATATAGCCCGCTTCACCACTCCAAGGTATCCACATTTTATCAAGTTGGTTTACCAATGTAGCACTATCAACATCATTAAATTCAAATCCACTCAAAGAAAATATCTTATCAAAGATATACCGTGCTGAAACGTATGGCGTAAGTTCACCAATAGAACACGCTACATCTTGATTGGTGCTATAAATACTACGTGTGCCAGGTTCATCTATTTGACCTACCCAATTTTGCCCACGATCTGCAAAGCCAAGATATATTTGAGTTGATGCATTGTACGTTGATAAAATAGAATAGCTTAAATTATCATTGTAATCTGTTTGCAATTCAGCACCTATATAATTTTTAAAGTCTGCATCTCCAATGGTCTTAAAGAAATCAACCGTGTTGCCAAAGAAGACTATCTCCAAATCACTCACCTCCCCATTGCTTGTATATGCTGCCTTAAATTGCACATATCCCTCAATGATTGGTATAGTGTCTACCGTTATTGATGCGTTAATTTTACGCTTTGGATTAAAGCCACTGAATTGAAAAGTGTTCTCTTGAATGAATCCAAAAATAGATGCGTTAGTTGGTGTAAATGGAATTCGGAAAGTCCTTGAATAGTTGCCTTTTGGAGTGAGTTCTTTGATGTCATTAAATGACCAATTCAAAGAGATATTCTCATTCTCATAAAGGTCTACCAATACAGGCGTCTGATTGTCCTGCGTATATAAAATTAGTGCTGTTTCCATTTCTTAAATTTATGGACAGTTTCCAAAACCTACTTTAATTGTTATTTCACCAGTTACCGTTCCAAAGAATCTTGGCATTTGTAGATACATATAATTGAAAGAGGTTGTATAAGTACCCCATACGGCATTAACAATTATTGGTGTTCCTGGCGTGTTGAAATTCGATTGTATTAATGTACCGCCACCAGTTAAAGTATTACCCAATGCTAAGAATCCCATTACAGTAGGTGATGGCACGGTAAAATCATAATTTATTTCAACATAATATGTTTGACCGGGTATTGGTGTGTTATTCGATGAATCTCGAACAGAAATGGTTATTTGCCTTCCCATAGTTGCATTAGTTACAACAATTACACACGCATTATCAACAACAGGCCCTAAATTCAAATGGGTATTACCTCCAGTTTTGGCAAATATGTTGAAATAAGAACAAGGCTCAGGCGCAGGAATAGGATAAGTAGTGACAGTTGTATTTATAGTATCATATTCATTAGCCAATTGAAGACGCAAGTTTTGATTGTATTTTCTAAAGTTGCGTTCACGCTTCATCAAATAGTTGGTATCTTCAACAACAACTGGTAAAATACTATACCCATCAACATTGTCATCTACCATCCAAACCGACTTTGAGTAGAATAAATCTTTCATTGCCTTGTATTCGCTCTCCGTCAACCAATCACTTGTTAAGTTCAAATAAGTTTTTGTGATTGGCTCTCTTTCATTCAATGACCTTGAATAATTTTTAGTGTCAAATGGGTTATCTACATCAGCCGTGTTATAGTTACCTAAATAAGTCTTATAGCGTTTCTTTTCGACATCAATTGACCTTTCATTCTTTTTAATAAATGAGTAGCTATCCCATCCACCCAATTGATTTAACCAATAGACGTGAACTGGATTGTACTTGCAATCTTCGTCTATATAAAATCCGTACTTGGCAGTAACCTCATTTTCATCTTCATCAATTCCTACGATTGTCCAAAATATAGTATCATCAGCCTCATTTTGATCTATGTAAGCACCATCAATTAAATTTTTAAGGCCTGCAGGAATGTGAATTATTGCCCCATCATCAAAAGTAATTGGTATCAAAAATGCTGCTACAGAATTAAATTCACCATCAAATAAATTATATTTGATATGAGTTATCGTTCTATAAGGATAATTATCATTTATGTAAGTGCCATCATCAGCGATGAAGCTCAAAATCTTATACGCGCTATCTTTTGCACCTAAAACATTTGACCTTGATACACGCTGCCAATTGATAACTTCTTCTTGTAAAAATAAAGGAATATCAATGCGTGTAGCAACCGTTTCTTTTCCGAATCCAATTGTATTGTCATAATACTGCGAGAGTGCAATTGGAGGAGTTTCGTTTGAACCCATTACCAAGAAATTGCTTTTACCCTTTCCGTACACGCACATTAATGAGTATTCAACCGCTACTGATTCATCCTCTGTGAATACCCCTCCCACCTCATAACCTTCGTATAAATCAACTGTAAATCTATTAACCAAATTATTGTTGACTAATGTGGGTTCAGTTATTTGCAATAAAACATCATCCCCTCCATCAATTGTAACTTCAGTTTTGATTAGTTGGTTAAAGATAGTCTTGGTATTGAATACACCGCTACCAACTGAATTCGGTGATATGTAAAATTTATAATCATCATTTGTAATGCCATCAGTAATCTTTACTATGTATTTGAAACCTGCATTAGCAAACTCGGTTGATGTCATTGTAAATGAAACATCATTATTTGAATAGCACATACCTGTAAATTCAGTATTGCCCTGCGCTGATAATCCTCTTAATGCCGTTGTATATGCCATTATTTATACTTTAATTGTACCTGATAAATTTTCTTCTATTGCTATTGTGATTTCACTCTTTAACGCTGCCATAAATCGGTCATTAAAATCAACCAACGTTTCATTGACTGCATCACGATAGTAGAAAAGAGGTTTGATTCCCCTTCTACCAATTGACATACTGATATTGTATGCGATTGATTCCATTGCGTTCTCCCTTGCTTTTGGAGTTGCAAACTTTTTGAATGAGCCATTCTCATTGCGTGGTGAAATCTTTTTAATTTTCATCCATTGCAAGATTGCATCCGTTGGAGGTCTGCGACCTGGCTTCCTTCCTTCCTCTACATAGTAAGCATAATCAGCAGCTTTACCTTTTGCAAAGAAATCAATCCTTTTATATTTATTGTCATACCGAAAAGCTAACGACTTGCGTAACGTATCGGATGCAACTGCCCTTCTTTTCTTTCCATTCACCGTTCTATACACGCCAAGGTTAAGCATTGCCTTTTCGACAACCTCTTGACCAAAGTCATTCATCAATTGTGTGAGTGGATTATTGGCCATTGCAGAAGATTGTAAATGCCGTGTTTGGATTATCTATTAAAAGGTCAACAAAGACTTCAACTCCTTTCACGTCTAATGCGTTTCTAAAATCAATGTAGTCATCTGACATATCCCAACCAAAGAATATGTTGTGTTCAATTACGTGGAGTATTTGCAACTCACCTTGATTTGTTATTGTATATCTCATATACTTACTAAAATTGATCCACCAATAATTGCACCTGCAACACTTGCTCCAACATTTGCTAATTTAATTGATGTATAATCACCTGCTGCAAAAGCTACTGATGTTGATGTTGAATAATTACCTGCCGCAGAACCTCCTGCAATTACAATAGCACAAGCTGTATCTACAAAATTTTTACGCAAAGTAATTGTCAATGTGTTACCTGCTATTTGTGGATTGCACCTAATGATAAAATCAGATAAATTACACGCCACTGGAATCATAGTAATTCTTGTAAATTCATTAGCAGCTATCACATGAGCACCTGTAGCGAATCCATTATATACAGTTGTATTGGCTGCAATTGTAGAATTTCCCCACGATCCAAATAAAAATGATTTTGTTACAGATGCCTTGGAGTTCAATTGCGTTTGGACATTAGATGTCACACCACTCAAATACCCCAACTCGGTTGATGTAACTGCATTGGTTGCAACCTTGCCACTACCATCAGAAATCAACGCACGTGATGCAGTTAAATTTGAAGTTGTAATGGTTGATGCAGCACCTGTTATGGTATCTTGTTTGGTAGATAGCACGTTGCTATTTTCCCAAAGAGAAGTTGATGAGTTGTATTTTAATATGTCATTATTCGCAACCGATGTTATTTTAACATCGTGAATCTCATCAAGTTCATAGCCATTCTGAACACGCACGTACATACGTCCTGCGCTTCCATTGTTGGCAGTTGTAACAAATCCAAGATAAACTAAATGATTAGGTGCAGTTGGTTTGGTTTTGGTTACCGTTCCTGCAGTTGCACCAAGATAAACTGCATCCCCATCAGCCCAAGTTGACGTTGGAAAAATGTTTAATCCATCCAATTGACCATTGACAATGATTAATCCTTTTTGATTGTTAGCTATTGACGTACTCAAGACAATTCCCACCGTTTGAGCAGATGTAGAATCAGCAGTATTGGATGCAAGTTTCACGGTTAATCTATCACCTTGTCCACCAAATGCGTACACTGGTTGTCCTTTGGTTATTGTTGAGCCATTGACATTGGTCACGTATGCGAGTAGTGTATTTGGTGCAGTACCAATAACTTGAAAACGTGTAGTTGTTGAGTTGTAAATGCACAACATTTCAGCACCATCAATAATATCTCCACCAATCAACTGCCCATCATTATTTCGATACAACGGAATTGCACCAAGTGAATTGATGTTAAGTGTTGCACTTGTTGTATTTCCAGTAGTGAATCGAATAAGAAACGCATCACCATCACTCAATGAAGTGATACCGCTTATTGTTGTGGTATAGGTATCCGTTCCCGATGTATTGCCGTGAGGAATACCACTACCTCCACCACCTCCTCCAGGGATTGTTTTCCAAGTGTTGTCAGCTGCCAAGTAATCGGTAGTAGCTGATGGATCGTTAGTGGTGTATTGCAGCTTCTTCATTATTCTCCGCTATATGGAATAATACAAGCGTTCCATTCGTAATCAACAGTTATATCAATTGATAATTGAACGCCAGTTAACACGTGTGAGAACTCCTCAATGAAAGGTTGTGCTGAAATTGGTTTACCCAATACAACTGACTCATCGAATATGCTACCATTCTCCAACATATTAACGAAGTCACCTGCAAGTTGAATGCACTCGCTCATTGATTGCCTTTGATATTCTGTTTTTTCTTCTTTGTCACGTGGTAAATCGGAAAAGTAAACGTCAAATGAGTAGGTAAGTGAACCTGCATCAAATGAAAATGAGGTAGGTGTTACGTGCATCCAGG